GTTGGTTACATAAGAGTATCAACCGACGGTCAAGTTGGTGAGGATAAGTTTGGAATTGAATCTCAAAAAGAACAAATAGCTGAATATGCTAAATCCAATGGTTACGAAATTATGGAATGGTTTATTGATGAAGGCGTAAGTGGTGTAAAAGAAAGCCGTCCTGCTTTTGACCGTATTCTGTATGGAGATGTAGAAAATCCCCCTATAGAATATGTGATCGTGGCTAAAAGTGACAGAATAGCACGTGATATAAAATTATATTTTTACTATAAACAGGTACTTTATCAGAAGAATATTAAACTAATTTCCGTATCGGAAGATTTTGGAGAAATGGGTGCTTTTGCGGGTATATTGGAAGCATTTGTACTGTTTGTTGCTGAACAGGAGAGGATAAATATTACCCGTAGAACGAGCGCTGGACGGGCTGTAAAAGCAATAAAAGGTGGTTACGCTGGAGGTCAAGCTCCGTATGGGTATAAGGTTGAGAATAAAAAGTTAGTAGTTGTACCAGAAGAAGCAGAAGCAGTTAGGGATATATTCAAAATGCACGAAGAAGGGGCCACATTGCAGGAAATTGCGGATGAGATGAATCGCCGCGGGTTGAAAACTCACCGGGGCGGTATCTTTAGAACTTCTACCATTCAAGTTATACTTGCAAACCGTAAAACATATGAGGGTTATTATAAATATGGACAGAATGATTGGGTGAAAGGTCAGCATGAACCAATTTTAGAGAAGTAAAGCAAACGACACATTCTAGGGGATGGTAATATATGAATAAAAATGGTGATGTAAAATGAAGAAAATAAAAACATTTATAAAATTTATTAAAAGATTATTTTGTTATCACAAATGGACAATGATAAGCAATCCATATCTATGGGATGGAGGTATGACAAAAAGAGTAGATGTTAGATGTGTAAAGTGCAACAAATTATATAACGTAGATATATTTGATACACCTAAGAGACGATGGTATACGGAAAAATAATTCACATTATAAAATTAACACGAAGGGAGTATGTTTATGAGTTTAGGAATTAAATGTTCTTGAGGATGGAAGGCTAGTTATAACAATTAACAGTTTTCGTAAATGATAATTACAAGTTTAGAGCGCCACCGAGCGCCTTTCCAGAAGGGAGGGCGCTTATTTTTATGACGAATTTACAAACGATACGAAAATTACAGAAAATCGTCAAAGAAAAACCTTATGAATATCAAGCGGTAGAAGATTTATTTGAAATGCTCAGGATTTATGAATCTGAGGACAAAAAACAGGCTCATTTATGGAATAAGGACGTGCGCAGAATATCAGCGCAGCAGGTCAAACTTGCGAGAAGCGATAGTCTAGCAGAAAAATTTTATTATTTGAATAAGCGGTCGTTGCTTTTTGATGCTAAAATTGATTTTGATGCATATTTGCAGTATATAGAGTTTAACAGGGAGCCTACAAAGAGGTTCTATCTTCCTCGCCGGAAGCAGATATTGCCGATTGTCCAGGCAATGCAGGAATTAGAGGATGATAAACTGGATTTATTAACCATTTCTCAGCCTCCTGGGACAGGAAAGACCACGCTTGGCATGTTTTTTTTATCATGGATCATGGGTAAATATCCGATGAGGGCAAACATTGCGTCCGGACATTCAGGAGCGTTGACAAGGAGCTTCTATGACAGGGTCAATATCCTTATCACCGACCCGGAATACCTGTGGGCTGACGTGTTTCCGGGCGTAAAAAAAGCTTACACGAACTCGAAAGAGGAAATAATCGACCTGGAAAAGAAAAAGGAATTCGCAACTCTTACATGCCGTTCTATTGACGCGACGCTGACGGGAGCTACCCGGTGCGACAAATACTTGTACTGTGACGACCTGGTGAGCGGCATCGAAGAGGCGTTGTCAAAGGACAGGCTGGACAATCTTTGGGAGAAGTATACAAATGACTTGAAATCTCGTAAGAAGATGGGCTGTAAAGAGATTCATATTGCAACCAGGTGGAGCGTCCATGATGTTATAGGCAGGCTCCAGGAGCAGTATAAGGATGATCCGCGGGCGAAGTTCTTATCATTCCCTGCCCTCAATGAAAATGAGGAAAGCAATTTTGATTATATGTATGGTGTGGGCTATGACACGAAGTATTTTCTTGATATGAGGGAAAGTCTTGATGATGTATCATGGAAGTGTCTGTACATGAACGAACCGATCGAGCGTGAGGGGTTGTTGTTCCCGGAAGATGAGCTTAATTATTATAACGGTGTGTTACCGGAAGGTGGACTTGTTGCAAAATATGCAGCATGTGACGTAGCCTGGGGCGGTGGTGACAGCCTTTCAATGCCGATAGCGTATGAGTATGATGATGGAAGCGTATATGTTGTTGATGTAGTGTTTAACAAGGGCGACAAAACAGTTACCAGGCCTATTGTTGTTGGCAAATTAAAGCGACACCTTCCTCATCAAGTAATGTTTGAAGCTAATAACGGTGGGGATGAGTATTGTGATAAGGTGGACGAAGAACTGAAAAAGAGTGGAGTACGATTACATTTAAGGCATAGGAAAGCTCCATCCAATCAGAGCAAGTTGGCAAGAATCATTCAAGCTGCTCCGGATATTAAAACATATTATTTTTTAGATAAAAAGCATAGAAGCAAAGAATATGCTGCATTTATGAAAGAATTAACTTCATTCGTACAAACTGGGAAAAATAAACATGATGATGCTCCGGATTCATTGGCTATGCTTTCAACATTGATTGACAGGAGGTATGGGAAAGTGGAGGCAATAAAAAGGCCTTTTTAGCACAATATTTTGTGTAGCAAATATTGACAAATACTAGATATTGTGTTATTTTATAAAAAGGCATTTGGTACGGAGAAGTTGCATGTAGAAAATCAGGTAGTTTTGATATTAAAGACAAGGAAGGTCAAAGAGTTGTACAAGGTGTAAATCATAAATATTTTTCAGTTGTACAACACTTTGATGGGTATAGTTATAGAAAGGAGGTAGCAATTCTTACGTAGCGTCTTTGTAAGAGACGCAATTCCTCCACGTGGCTAAAGCCAGTGGCTTCCTTGCGTAAGAATTTGTGATTATTTGCGTGATGATTTTGATTTATTGATATATGAATTTCCCGAAAATAACGACATTAAGATTTACCCTATATCTGACCTACACATTGGTGCTAAGGAATGTATGTTAGAAACTTGGAAAAGTTTCGTTAGGCAATTAAAAAAAGAGCAAAACTCCTATATAACCATTCAAGGCGACATGATGAATAATGGGATAAAAAGCTCGGTGACAAATATTTACGAGGAAACAATGACACCGATGGAACAGAAAAAATGGCTGGCCGATCAGTTAAGCGACATAAAAGATAAAATCTTATGCGTGGTTCCGGGAAACCACGAAAACAGAAGCAAAAAAGAAGTTGACGATCATCCTTTGTACGATGTGTGCTGTAAATTGGATATTGAAGATAGGTATAGGGAAAATGCGGCTTTCATTGTAGTTCGTATTGGGGATAAAGACGGAGCAGGGACTAGAAACCCCACTTATACGATGTGCGTAATACACGGGTTTGGCGGTGGGATTTACACAGGCGCAAGCGTCAATCGGAATGAGAGATTCGGCACCGTTATAGACAACCTGGATATTTTAATAGTTGGCCATGCTCATAAAGTGGTCTTAACAAAACCGGAGAAAATTGTTATAGATATTCAAAACAAGAAAGTGTCTTACAAACCTTTTAACTTAGTGCAAGCAACAGCGTGGACGAAATACGGAGGATATACTTTACGAAAACAAATGTTGCCTGGTTCTCATGCTTTGCAGGAGATAATTTTAAGGGGTAATAGGAAAAGCGTAAGGGTGGCGATGGAATAATGGAAAAACTCGTTTATATATGTCATGAATTCGGTGGCAAACAAGAAAATGCAGATAAAGTTGCAACACTTATTAAAAAATTAATCGCAATACATCCTAATATTTGTTTTCTTTCGCCTCACCATGCGACAGGCTTTTTCTATCATGATGTCAGTTATGAGAAGGGAATGGAATATTGCTTAACCTTACTAGATATGTGCGACGAGATGTGGACGTTTGGCAGCAAGAGTATGAGTAAGGGTTGTATGATTGAAAAAGATTACTGCAAAAGGTACAAAATACCTATTATAGAAATGGGTGACTATAAGGATGAGTAGAACATTGTTTGGCCGAGAAGTTTTATATTCTGCGGAAAGCGAAATAACGGCAGGCAACCTTATTGATGTCTTGAACAAGGTGCTGCCTATTCATAATCAAAATAGCCTTGAGATTGATTATTTATATAAATATTATCGTGGAAGGCAGCCAATTTTGGACAGGCAAAAACAAATACGTCCTGAAATTTGTAATAAGATTGTTGAGAATCACGCTTATGAAATAGTGGACTTTAAAAAGGGTTACGTTTTTGGTGAACCGGTTCAATATGTGCGCCGCGGAGAAGGCATAGAAGAAAATAAGATACCATTGCTCAATAATTATATGTTTATGGCCGATAAGGCCCAAAAAGACAAAGAATTAGCCGAATGGTTTTATATTTGTGGAACGGCTTATCGAATGGTATTGCCGGGTGATAATGAAGATGTTCCTTTTGAAATAGACACTCTTGATCCAAGATATACATTTGTGGTTTATAATAATGGCTTTGGAAAAAGACCATTGATGGCAGGCAAATGTGTAATAACCAAAACGCCTGCCGGGGAAGAAAAAGAATTGTATAGCATATATACCCCTACCACTTATTTCGAGGTAATGGACAATGAGATTATAAAGAATGAGCCTCATGCTTTGGGCTATATACCAATAATTGAATATCCCGCTAATATGTCGAGATTGGGAGCTTTTGAGATTGTTCTTCCTTTGCTTGATGCTCTTAATAATACAATCTCGAACAGGATGGATGGTATTGAACAGTTTATCCAATCTTTTATGAAGTTTGTCAATTGTGACATCGATGAAGAAACATTTTTGGCCTTAAAAGAATTGGGAGCATTAAAAGTAAAAAGCGATTCTACCAATCCGGCTGATGTAGACATAATTTCTCAAGAATTAGATCAAAGCCAGACGCAAATAACCAAAGATGATATTTATAGAACCATTCTTATCATTTGTGGTATGCCGGACAGACATCAAAACGCAAGGTCTACCAGCGATACTGGAAGCGCTGTATTACTTAGGGATGGATGGAGCGCGGCCGAAGCCAGGGCAAGGGATACTGAGCTTATATTTAAGAGTTCGGAAAAGCAATTTTTAAAGGTAGTATTGAGGATTTTAAAAGATGTATCAGGAATAGATATAAAGCTTAGCGAGATAGATATTAAATTTACTAGAAATAAGACAGATAATTTGCTGGTTAAAACACAAGGATTGCAGAACATGCTTGAAGCGGGCATCCACCCGCAAATAGCAATTACTACCTGTGGACTGTTCAGTGATCCTGAGCAAGTATATATTGATTCCCAGGAATACCTTGAGAAATGGAGAACTGCTGAGGCAACATCGACGCCTGGGAATAACAAGCCTAATCCTACAGATGCGGACGGTGATGCTATTGAGGGTCGTTAGGTGCTTGCAATGCGGCAAGCTTCTTGGTAAAATTAAAGGAGAAGCAGAAATTAAGTGCCCTCGATGTAAAAAAGTAAATAAAATTGACACAGAGCGCCAAGAGAGCGCCAGTTGACCGATTTTTGTTATAGTGCAGAGAAGCACTTTAAAAAACACAAAGTGCAGAGAAGCACTCTAAAAACGCAAAATTCACGGTGAGAGAACACCTAAAAACGCAGGAGGTAGTAAAAATGGCAAGTTTGAAAGAACTATTGGGCGATGCGTACAAGGAAGGCATAACGCTTGAAGAGATTGAAACTGCGCTGGCTGAAAAGGATTTGGTAGATCGGACAGAACTCGGAGAAGTTGTGAGCAAGGCTACATTCGATAAAACAGCTTCGGAATTATCAGCGCTTAAAAAGGAATTAAAAAAGTTAAAGGAAAGTTCAATGACAGCAGAAGAAAAGGTGCAAGCGGAGCTTGATAAAGCAACAGAGTTACAGAAGCAATATGCCAGAGAACTTGCAAAACTTAAAGCCAAAGAAATATTTATAGGAGCCGGGCTGGCCGAAAAAGACTACGCTCCCTTGCTGGATGTGGTAGTGTCCGAGGACGAAGAGGTGACAGTCGGCCGAGCGAAGGCGATGGTGGATGTTATCAATGCTCAGAAGCAGGCGGTTGAAAAAGCGGTAAAGGCAGATTTGTTAAAGGGTACACCTAAACCCCCTGCTGGCTCTGGCGCTAATCCTAAAGTGGATTACGAAAAAGAAATTGCGGCAGCCCGGGAGCGCGGGGACATGGTTGCTGTGGCAGCATTGATACGCCAACAGCAAATGGCTGAAAAGCAAAATGAATAAAGGAGATGATTAAATGCCAGATCAGGTTATTACCAGTTTTGGAGTATTGAATTACTCCGGGATGTTATTTAATAAAGGCAATACCAGGACGCCTTTCAGCACTGTAATAGGTGGCAAAAGAAAAGTTACAAACCATGTAGAGTTTGTAACAGGACAGGAATATCAGACCGAGGGCGGCAGTCAACCGAATATTTCAGAAAACCAGTCTTTGACTGCTCCTGACGCAACGTACACTACCAGAGTGCAAAAAACAAACGTCACTCAGATTTTCCATGAATCTGTGTATATCAGCTATGCGAAACAGTCGAATATGGGAACTTTGTCTGGAGTGAATATATCAGGCCAACAGGCTAATCCGGCAAACGAACTTGATTTTCAGATAGCCGCTAAGATGGCTAAAATCGGACGGGACATTGAATATACGTTCATCAATGGTTCCTACCAAAAAGCCGATAACGACAACACGGCAAACAGAACCCGTGGAATG